AGACATGTGTGGAGGTAGATTCCGCTGTAAATTGTCCAAGAGTGCTTCTATTCGAGTGCCAAATACAGATTTTATGATCTGCTATGCAGCCTCGGGTGGCTCATTTAAAGACTTATCACAGTGGTTACCTGTTGACCAATTGCCAATGCAAGAATTTTCGATGCTATGGCGTGACAAGACGGGAGATTTGACTACTTTCCGTGGTTTGTCTAATCCCAAGATGACAGCTAATGGTGTTTGCTCATTCCTTGGAGGTGAGTATCATAATTTGAGTACTAATACTTTCAAAGGCTTGTGTGGTGCAACTCTCATATCTCATGGGAGTGGTTCATGCATAATGGGCTTTCACTTAGGTGGTCGTGCTGGCACTAAGCGTGGTTGTTATGGTCTCTTGACTTTGGGAGAATACAATCAAGCTTTGGTGCGCCTTCGTGACCTAGAAGGTGTATTATTATCTGGTACAGCTGAGTTGTTTGAAAAACAAGTACTTGGTATTTCGGTGGTTAATGACAAGCCACTACACAAAGAGCCCTTTGAATTACATGCCTGAGAATTCTCAAGTAGAGTATTTTGGCTCTTGTCCAGGTGAAGTGACATCGAGGTCAGATGTTACTGTCACACCCATATCACCTCACATTATGGATGTGATGGACAGTCCCAATATTTATTGCGGGCCAAAAATGAAACCAGAGTGGTTTGGGTGGCAGAAGTGTCTTGAAAATTTATCCGTCCCTGCTGAAATGTATGATTATGACACATTACAGATAGCGGTTAAAGATTACAAATCTGCTTTGACACCAATTTTCAGATCACGGATGTGGCGTACTGCTAGACCACTAAATGATCATGAGAATCTCTGCGGTATACCTGGAAAGAAATTTATGGATGCGATCAAACTCAATACCGCGTTGGGTTTTCCATTGACAGGGAAGAAGCGTAGTTACGTGACTGAACTGGAACCAACTGAAGAGAAGCCAAATAATCGAGTTTTCGATCAGGTTATCTTGGATGAGATTGAAAGATGTGAGAATTGTTATCAAGGGACATCGTGCTTATGCTATTGCAAAAGCTTGTAAGAAGGATGAGATCCTTTCGAAGGAGAAGTGTAGAATCTTCTATGGCAATCCAATTGCCTTAACATATCTCATTAGGAAGTACTATCTACCACTGTTGCGAGTACTCCAAATGAATCCTCTCATTTCCGAATGTGCTGTTGGAATAAATAGTCATGGTCCAGAGTGGGAGGAATTTCATCAACACGTTTTCACATTTGGCCAAGATCGACTCTTAGGGGGAGATTACGGCAAATATGATCAAAAATTACCTTCGCAGTTAATTTTAGCAGCACTTCGAACTATGAATGATTTCGCACGAGAGTGCGATTATACGGAAGCTGATATTCGTGTGATGGAAGCAATGGCGGGCGACATCGCGTTCGCAATTATCGCCTACAATGGTGATCTAATTGGATTGACTGAAGGAGCACATATCTCTGGTAATTCATTGACGGTGATTATCAACGGTATTTGTGGTAGCTTGAATTTGCGTGCATGTTTTTACACACTATTCAAACCACCGAGTTTTTCTGAGAGGAAACCATTCCGAGATATTGTCAAGTTAATGACTTATGGAGATGACAATATTGGATCGGTATCACCAAAAATTGAAGGTTTCACAATCAAAACTATTTCACACTTTCTGGCAAAGCATGGTCAAACGTATACTATGCCAGATAAAGAGAGTGAACTCCTTGATTTTCTCCCTAGAGAAGAATTTGAATTCCTTAAGAGGAAATCAGTTTACTGTAAGGAGAAAGGAGTCCATGTGGGAGCTTTGATTGACAAGTCTATATTTAAGATGCTGCACATGTACATGCGACCAAAGAAATGTGAGAATACGCCAGAGTTGGCCTGCGCCTTGAATATTGATACTGCCCTGAGAGAGTGG